CGCAGTATTGACGGATCTGGCAATACTACTTTTTCTTAGTACCGCCGCCTTTGTGGCCTTTCTTTCCGCAAGACATGATTAGAACACACCCGGTATGATCTGGCCAGTTACAGCATAAGCACCAATGGCTGCAATAACACCAAGCATAGCAAGGCGACCATTAAGGAGTTCAGCACGTTCGTTATGAGGCACAGTGTAGTCTTTGTCAATATACATGGTAGGTTCTTTAGCCCAAATGTTGGTGGTCATTAGAATTGAAGATCAGAGTTTTCAAGTTTACGGATTACATCTTGCCGGTAAGCTGGGTCTTTATCGTAACGTGGGTCACTCATTGCTTGTACAAGTTCAGCTTGGCTGCGGAAGGTAGCGTCTTCTTTACTAGCACTACGGCCAGTCAACAGGTTACCGTCCTTACCAACTGCATCACCGTACTTAGCAGCGAGTGCTTGTACAGCAAAGAAGATAGCACTAGGATCACCTTTACCCATCACTGAATCATACATCTGGATCTCACCTTCGGAGAGGTTTTGTCCAGCCCAACTGATCATAGATTGATAAGCTTTCTTACCACCTACCATCTTGAACAACTGTTCAGCTTGTTCTTGAGTAAGTTGATTTTCAGTAGGGGCTTCTTCTTCTTCAGACTCCTCTACTTCTTCGTCGGCTTCTTCACCGGCTTCGGCTTCATCGGTTTGTTGTACTTCATCACGTGGTTCACCTAATTTCTTTTGAAGTGCAAGGTAAGCTTGTTCAAGAGACTCAGCATCTTTGAACTTACCAGCATACATTTGATTTCGTTCACCTTCAGCTGCTTCAGCTACAGCCAGGGAATCTTGCTCATCAGCATTGAGTTCACCTTGATCTGCAGGTGCTTCGTTATAAGTTAGAGTTTCACTCATAAGTGGTGGTTACATTTGTGGTGGTTGTTGTTGCATCATTTGTTGAGCCATCTCAGCATTAGCTTGTTCACGACGTTGATCAACTTGTGCTAGTTGTCCAGCTTGTTGTGCCATAGCCATCTGTGCTTGTTGTTGCATAGCGGCTTGTTGTTGTTGCTGAACTTCTTGCATACTCTTAACAAGGTTCAAGACTTCAATACCTTGTGAAGCAGCTAATCGTTTGATGACCTCTTCAGGATTGATGTAGGTTTGAAGGGCTTCCGGTCCCATTGTTTGCGCAATAGTACCGAGGAATTGTGCCAAGCTTTCACGATCTTGACCACGACCTAATGCATTGATGCCTGCAACAATAGTAGGTCGTACAATGTCACCCTTAGGTAAGCGAGGAATATCGCCAACCTTTTGTGCAACACTGAGTTTACGATTTAGATACGGTACCAAAAACTCAACAGTCAAAAGGGAAAATAGTCCACCGAGTTGTTGTTCGAGTTCAAGTTGTGTGAGTCGTACTTCCTCAGCTGTGGTGCGTTCACTTTGCCGTACAGTAAGGATAAGGAATGCATCACTTAGACGTTGTGTTAGTGTACCAATCATTTGGTAAGCAGTTTGGAAGTCTGCTGTTTTACCAACTTGTACAACACCAATGTCATCTGGGCGACCTTGGATGATAGCACCGTTACCAGCTTTAGCAAGTGTAGCAGGTTTAGTCGTACTTGATGGGGAGACAGTGAAGACCACTTTAGCAGCAGCAGCAGATCCCTCTACCACTGCTTGTGACAGTGCTTCAAGTGACTTAAGATCACCAATAAATTCTTCCACACGACCACGACCATAGACTTCACCATCTACATGGTTAAACCTAAGCACCAACCAAGGTGTCGATTCCTTCGGTGCTTTACCTTGAGATCCAGGTAGTTGTTCCCCATTGATTTCTTGATGCCAGATCCAACGATTGTTATCTAAAGTACAATGTGTGTAGACATCAACCTCATCTTCATGAGACCTGGATTCATCCATTGGCTCATTGGGTTGAGGATCTTTATAATTGGGGTAAAATTTTTTCAGTATTTTTTTCGAGATTGTTTCCTTTGTTACGATCTCAATAACATTACCGTTGCCATCTCTATCTACTACATAACGGTTCAAAGGATAAAGCTTAAGCCCATCCTTACCCATAAAGATAAGAGCATTACCAGCTACAACAAGATGCTTAAGTGCTTGGTGTACAACGACACGATCACCTGAAGCTGCAATAGCCTCCATGATAATACGTTCTACTTTAGCAAACGACAAGTCAAGTTCTGATCTAATCTCAGGACCTAGTTCTTGACCAAGGTTGATATCATTAACCTGTAGCTTAAAGAAACTGGTTTGAGGTGGTAGTAGAGCTAACATCAATTTAGATGCTAGAGTGACTACCCCCTTTGCACCAACGCTTTGCCACGGGGTTGTTAGTTTGATAGATCCTTTGGTGTAGACCTCATCCTCTCGGATAAGATAAGGAAGAGTTAGATCGGCTGCCTGTCTAGCAGTGTTTAGAAACTGGGCACGGTCTGAAGACAATCTGTCATAACGAATTTTAGCAGTCATCAGACGTTAATAACAGTAGGTACTTGTGAAGCTGCAGAGGCAGACAATGTAGGTGAAGTAAAGGCAATAGGTACAGAAGAAGCTGACTGAGGACGATATTTAAATCCCTCAGTACCAGCAAGTTTATTCTGGTTATATCCAATACCAAGCTGAAGGTTAGCAGGAGATGTCTGACGACTAGAGTTAATCATAAATGCGCGATTATCAGCAGCTTCTTGCTCTGCAAGGGCAGCATTTTGTGCCATCTGTTGCTGGTACATTGCTTGTGCATTAGCAATACCTGCTGTCAGCATAGCACTTAGATCAGCCATTTGTTGTTGATTAGCAGCTGTAGATGCTGCCATCATGTCCAAGAATGGGGCCATAATGCTGGTGTAGTTAAAACCAGCTGGTGCTTGCGAACCACCAAGTTGTTGCTGGGATGGCGTCATTGGGGAAGAAGAGGAAGCCGCAGCTAAATTAGGATCCGAAGCAGAAGTTAGAGTTTGGGTTTGGTTGGAGCCACGTGGGGCAATGTTAACTATTGGGACTCCATTTTGAGTACCGCTGGTACCCTGGTAAACATTTCCAGGGTCAATAACCAGACCTTCCAAAGGTGCTAAAGCCTGTTTAGCAGCCGCTTCGGCAGCACTAGCTGAAGGTGCAGGTGTAGATATCGATTCATTATACTTTTTTACAGCACCCGCACCAATATCAATATTAAGTTTTTGAGCTTTGGCAAGAACTTCAGCTACACTTTTACCAGTTTGTTTAGCAATTTTTTCAGCCTCTTTCCCACTAAGAGTGCCGCCAACTTCTCTGATCAGTTCAGATAACGACTTAGCCATCGTTCTCCTCCATATAATTGATGACCCACTCAACGACACTACGTTGACCAGATCGGTACATAACTTGTTCCATTGTCATATCAGGTGTAGGGTTGGTTGGTGGAAATATCTCGTCTAACTTGGTAAGCATGGCATTAGCTGTCATGCCACGTACATCTAGTAGACTAAGCGTATTGGGGGAGGTTGGGGTTTGCATGTTCAAAGAAAGCAGGCATACGTGCCCGACGTGTGTCAGAAAGTTCAGGTGCCTTCCCTTGATACATCAAGCTATCGCTGGAATCCAGCCAAAATTTTTTGTTCAAATATTTAAGGGAGTTACTAGAACTCAATGGTTGCATCACCCAGTTGATAGTTGCCTTACGCAGTTTATCAAGAGAAGGACTGATATCAAGCCCCAACTCACGACAAACAAGGCTATTGGTAGCAACATGTACTTGTTCATCACGACTGATATCAGCGCTTACTGTTCGGAGTCCAGCATCACCGTTAAATCGGAAGAACGGGAGGAGCACAAAGAAAATTGCACGCTCGGCAACAAGTGCTTTGAGGAGCGTGTGATCTGGATGAGCAACCCAGGCGTCACGAAGTCGTTTTGCTTCTGCCTCAGCTTCTTCATCAACGCCGATAGCATTGGCGATGTAACCGAGTGCAAGGTCATGGTTCTCTTCGTCCTTGATATTGGACAGAAGAATGTCCCTTGCCATTTCTGGTACTTCAGTTTTGAGAGCATCTTTGATAAAGTCACCAACTGGTAATTCCATATGTCGAATAGCCAAGGCACGGTAGATAGTTTCTTCCGCACCATCAACAAGTTTACCAGCAGTTGTTTGGACAGGAGTCCATGTACGTTTACGATCTAATAGTTTTTGATAGGGGTTCATTCGCCGCAATTACAATCAGGAGCAGGATCATTTAGAATCGACTCCAGGTAATCGTCAACTTCAGCTTCATCCAATGCAGCATAGACATTAGATTTGTCTTGAGTATCTCCCATCACCTGAAGCGAATAGTAAAGGGAGGTTTGAGGAGAATCCAACCACTCTTCTATAAATGCCTCATCATAGGTGATCACATCAGACCAACTATTGAACGAATAGCCATGAAGAAGTCCCGTTTTATCTAGCATCTTGACGATGCCATTTGCTACATTGAAGTAGTCATCCCAGCCAACTTCAGACGCAATCTCAACCGGACCATAGTCGAAGCTCTGGACGCCAAACGTACCGCTATCACGGTCTACCTGACGGGCGATGGGAGGTGCGATCTCAGGACAAGTTGTATAACCATCGAGATCGGTATAGCGGTAGCTGCAGCTAGCAGTAGGAGCGATAGCAAAGGCTCGGTCCATCTTGTTGAACTTAGCTACCTCAGCAGCAGCCTGAACACCAGCGGCAATCTCCTCAGCAAGAATAGTAGCGGGAGTACATTCGTAATCAAGCCCAGAATTTACCTGTTGAAGAGCTTGACCAAATTGCTTATAAGTTACACCATGCCGCTTAAGCATGTTTGCCAACCCAAGGAGTCCGAGACCGACTTGGCGATCAGTCTCTGAAGGGAGGTACTCTCCGCTTTCTCCAACACCTGTTTTGCTGTGGAGGGCGCACAGCTCGGACATTC